AAACGGCCTCCCCGAGGAGAAAGTGGCGATGTATGAAGGCCAGGTCGAATCCAAGCGCCTGGGTTCTCAGGGGCGGGCGCGGATGACCCTCCGCAATATGCTCGCAACGCTGGTTCGCAAGAACGGCGTCTTGCGGGACCTCGAAGGCGATGACGTTGAAATCGAACTGCCGAAGACCGTTCTGGCCGGTGCTGCAGCTAGCGCCAAGGCTAAGCAGGAGGCTGCGAACGAGCCGACGGCGGAGAGAAAGTTCTAAGACTTCCGTCGAGGGACTTTCTTGTAGGGGAGGGCGTAGTGTCCCTCCCCTATTTTTCTAGGGAGGCGGGTATGAATCTGAAAGAATTCAAGGATAAGCTGGAGTCCCTTATCGAAGATGCGAAGGGACAGACTAGCTTAAGAGACATCGCTGAGGCGTTGGATGACGCCAAAGATGATGTGGAAACCGAGGCCGACGAGGCTGAGGAAAGCACCGAGGAAGAGGACGACGCGTAATGGCAACCACCCCACAGATACCGCAGCGATCCGCTTCTGCTTCTCAACAGCAGAGGCCAGAGCACGACCCACAATCGCATACCCCCAAGGATGCGCCTCACGACTTGGGCATGGCGGACAAGGATTCGCGTAGACGCCCCGACCGCGAGGCAATGCGGAGGGAGCGGATGGACCGATTGGATAACGAAGATTCAATCATAAATGAGCAGATGCAGCGATCCCGCGAAATCGAAACAATCGGGGTCGAGGCGTGGAAGCAAGAGCAGGACCAACGTCCCGAGGAAGAGCGTCCGGTTATCGTTCGCGGCTATATCGCCGCTGGCGACGTTCTCAACACTCCTCTAGACGCCGGCAAGCGAGTTCCTGGCATCTCGCACCCGACGACCGAGACTCCGCAACGCGCGCCTGTTCGCAATCCGGACGGTTCACTACCGCCGAATTCGCCTCAGCGCTAAAATATGGGGGCGCAAGCCCCCACTCTTTCCAGGGACGGAGAGCAACATGTCGTACGATTTGGGCACATTCCAGGACAAAGCGTCTCTGGTAATGAAACAATATGCGAACTACGCGAATCTGGAAACCGAGACGCAGGCAATCGCAACCGCTCTCGGCACTGATACAACCACCCATGATGCAACCATCAAGACCGCTCCGGTTGTCGGGTTGCAGCCGGGGCAGGCTTCCCATTCGCCGTTCACCAACGATCTACTGATCGTTATCAATCGCGGCAAGGCTGGGAATCTCAGCAATTCAGCAATGGCAGCGGAGCTTCAAGCAGTGCTTCCGCCAGCGCCCCCGGTAATCGCACCGAATCAGAACTTTAATCTGACTCTACCAGCGAGCGCCAACCAAATCATTGGCGCGGTCAGCGCGCTTGGCAACCCAACCAGCTTCGCCATAAGCGCTGCTAGTAACCCGAATGGCCACTTCGCCATCAGTAACAGCGGCCAGCTTACCGTGACAGCGGCAGGAGCGGCAGGGATTGTCGCTGGCAACGACATCCTCGGCGTTTCCGCCACCAACGCGGGCGGAGAGAGCCCGATCGTCAACGTTACTGTGAGCGCAGCATAATAGGAGCGAATTATGCCGTCCAGCGAGGTAATGAGTAAGTGGGGAAAAGGCAAGCTCCACTCCGGCTCCAAGAAGGGGCCGGTCGTTAAGAGCCAAAAACAAGCCGTCGCCATCATGCTCAGCGAGAAGGCGACAGAGAAGAAACATGGCGGTAAGTACCCTGAGAAGGGTCGCCGCCGCAAGTAATCCGCCGAATTTGGCGGTGTCTAGGAGAGAAGCAATGCCCAGATCAGGTTATCTAGCATACATTACCCCGGTTGAACGGCCGGGATTCGGCGGCGGAGGGGGTGATCCCGATTATGGGATTGACGAAGGCGCAGGCCCCGATCAAGGATTGCCTGGATTTCCGGGTTCACCGGGACACCCAGGCCATCTTCCGGCTCGTCCAGGCCGTCCGGTTGACCCCGGATTCGGTCAGGGCCGTCCTCCTCGCCCCGGCCATCTTCCATCCCGCCCCGGTCGCCCAACCGATCCGGAGTACGGCGTCGGTGAAGAGCAGCCGGGACAGCTTCCGGTTTGGCCAATCGGTCCGGATCAAGGACTTCCCCCAATCGCGGGACATCCTCTTCCCCCGACCGATCCGCCCCCCGGCACGGTTTGGCCGCCTCTTCCTCCCGGAGCCGCGCCGACTGGCAAAGCGTTAGTTCTCGCCGCCATTCAAGGCGTCGGGTATCGTTACATCGTGATTGAAATCTCTCCGCCTGCGCCTGATCAAGGCTTGCCTCCGGAAGAAGGAAGTGAGCATCCCGATCAAGGGCTTCCGCAGCCGCCAACACCCCAGCCGAAGTCTCGTCTGGGCCGATAATTCGGGCAGGCCGCCTCCCGGCCCGAGTCGGAGCCCCGCGCAAGCTTCCCACAGGCCCTCTGCGCGGGGTTTCGTTATAGTAGTAAAGGGGACTTGACAGCGTACGCGTGATGTGTTATAATTGGGCGCTAACATGGAGCTAGTCACATGAAAAGTATATTGTTGGGCGCGACGATCTTGGCTGCGATCGGCGCGAATCCAGTAGGAGCAGCAACCCTTATTGACGTTCAGGACGTCGGTTCGATTCTTAACGAGAGCCTCGCGCTCCCCGCCGAATCGTCACCGGGTTCTGGTATCGGGTTCTCGGAATTCTTCGAGTTCACGTTGCCGACCACCGAAACCGTCAGCGTTTCGATGAGTGATAGCGCTTTCAGCAACAGCCTCAAAATTGTTGACGGCGTGCTTTCGCTCAACACTGAAACCTCGATCGGGCCTGGGCCTTTGTTCATTCCGGCTGGTGCGCTCCTCGAAAGCACGCCTCTTGTCAATACGCCGGGAGGCCAAAGCGCCGAGCTTAATCCCGACGTGCTTGCGGCGGGCACCTACTTCACCGAACTTGCGGGCATGAGCGGCTCATCGCCGATTCATCTCGCTATCGATGGAACGGTGACAGGAGTGAGCGGGGTCGGTGCGGCGGCAACTCCCGAGCTTTCGACTTGGGCGATGCTGATTGCAGGGTTCGGGATGCTCAGTATGTTCGGCTCTAGCCGACGTAGAACCGATCTGAACTTGGGCTAACCGAACGTCGCGGGAACACCGCTCGCGACGGAGGCCGAATCCCACACCCCCTGGGATTCGGCCTCACTATTCCTGAGTAGAAGGGGGACTTGACACCAACCTCATGGCGTGGTACACTGATCGGACGGGCGTGAAGAGCGCCCGGAACGAGGTGCAACATGCAAGCAATGACACAATTAGTACTTAGCCAAGTAGTCCTCTCCTTGGAAGAGGCGACGAGGCGCGTAATCGCCGACACCCAACAATTCGTCGGCGCGGGTGATTTGATCCCTCTGATCAAGCACTACGCAGAACTTCGTGGGGTCACCGAAAACATCAAGAAAGCGCGTAAGGCACTGGACGACCTAGAAGATCATTTGTCCCACGAGGATGTACCCGATGCGTTCAAGCGCTCCGGCATCAAGACAGTAACCGTGGATGGTGTCGGGCGTGTCAATGTTGCGTATAAATGGGGCTGCTCGATAGTCGACGGCAAGAAGCCGGAGAGTTTCGAATGGCTCCGAGACACCGGAAACGGTGGCATCATCATCGAAACGATCAACGCACAAACCCTGGCCTCATTCGCTAAGAGCGAGGTCGAAACGCACGCACGCGAACTGCCGACTGACTTGTTCACTACTACTCTGCGTCCATACACGTCAATCACAAAGGTGTAGTCATGGCCGACGTAATCCCATTCCGAAGCAACGCCCTACCTGAATATCTGGTGGGTAAAGTTAAGACCGAGCGATTCGGTAATTTCGACCGCTCCGATCTGGTAATTCCGCGCATCAAACTCCTCGCTTCCGTCTCCCCGGAAGTTGAGGAAAACGAGAATGCCAAAGCAGGGGAGTTCTGGCACACAATCCTCAACGAATCGATGGGTAAGGAACTCATCGGAATTCCTCTGGTCCTCCGCAAGACCTACGTATTGTGGGCACCAAGAGGAGACGAGCGCGGCATTCTGGCGCGGTCGCGCGACGGCATCAAGTGGGACCCGCCCGAGGGCGAATTCCAGGTGAAGTTCTCCAAGAATCCGCGAACCTATACCTGGAGGCTTGCCCCGACTGTCGCCGAATCAAAACTCGACCAGTTCGGCACGCAGAGGGATGACGACCCCAATTCGCCTCCTGCCGCCGCGCTCACATACGAAATTCTCTGGCTATTCCCAGAGAGAATGGACCTCGGCCCCTCCATTATCCTCAATTCGCGGGGGTCGGTGAAGCAGTGCCAGCGGCTCTTGTCGCTGATCGACGCTAAGCCTGTGGACCATTTCTTCCAACTGTATTCGATAGGGGTGGTCACCGACAAGGGTCCCGAGAATAACTCGTACTTCAACTTTAACTACAAGAGTCTGGGATACGCAGACGAGAGCGACGGCGAAGTCGCCCGATCGATGTTCGAGCAGTACAAAGACGTGGCATTCCGCGCCAACGACGAGCGGACAGGAGACGACCCGCCCTCAACGAATGGGAGGGCGCAACCGGTGCACCGAGACGCGAATACAAAGTTCTAGCGCCGTAAATCGTAGATCACGTTGGTAGCTAGAAGGGCGGGGTTCTGTTGGTGGTTCTTCGGCCCCGCCCGCTTCTCGGAGACTAAAATGTATCAGGGAATTGATCCGCAACGCGCCATCGATATGGTGCAACACTCTTCTGTGATGGCGTTCGATACAGAAACAACGGGATTGACAATTCATGATACTGTTGTGGGTTGGGTGTTTACAGACCGCTATGCGAGCGTCTACGTTCCCACCGGCCATGTTGGTGGAGGAAACATACTTCATTCAGGGGAGTTCGAGAGAGTTTTGGGTCTCGCATTCAAGACTCGCGCTCGGCGCGGCTTCCTTACGGTCGGTCACGCTCTGGGTTTCGACCTGCGCATGGCGGGAAAACACGGCGTATTTCCGGAGTACCCCTTGGAAGATACCATGATAAATGAGGGGCTTATCAGCGATGTCACTTCTGGGTATGGACTCGATGATTGTAGCCAACGCCATGGTGTTACTGCTAAGCTTGGCGATGCTCTTTATCGGGCAATCGCGGCGAAATTTGGCGGTATGCCAAACCGCAAGACAATGGCTAACTTTTACAAGATGGCTGGCGATCATCCTGACGTTGTGGATTACGCTACGGGTGACGGGATATCCACTTTAGAGCTGTGGGAGGCGCAGCAGAAGCTGCTAGACGAACACGAATTGAGGACTCCTTGGAAGCTGGAATGTCAGCTAATTCATCGAGTGGCGCGTCTCCATCGACGCGGGATGAAAGTGGATGGCGAATATGGTCAACAACTCAGAGGACCGAACGGAATCATCGAGACCAAAATTGCCGCGATCCAATCGACGTTTCCATATGGTTTCAATACCAACTCACCGAAAGACGTTGAGAGTCTTTATCGTCGTGAGGGGTTCGGGGACGATGACTTCGCACGCACCCAGAATGGGGCCGTATCCTTCACCGAAGGATGGCTGAAAAATAACGAAATTGGCGAAAGAATTATCGGCATAAGGCAGATGAAAAAAGCTCGGGATTCGTTCGTCACGCCGCTTGTGGAGACGCATAATGTTAAGGGACGAGTTCATCCTGTACTCAATCAATCTAAATCTGACGACTACGGTGCAATCGGAGCGCGATTTAGCTGTTCTGAGCCGAATCTTCAAGCGTTCCCAAAACGAAATAAAGAAGTCGGGAAAACCGTCAGAAGACTCATCATTGCTGATGACGGTTTCGAGATTCAGGAAGGCGACGCCAAACAGCAAGAGCCTAGATTGTTTGCATATTTCTCAGAAGATGAGCGATTACTTCAGGGATACCGCTCCGGAACTATGGACATCCACGACATCACTTCCGCTGGTCTGGGATTGCACCGAGATATCGCTAAACGAATGGCCATGGGAATCCTAACAGGCATGTCAGCTAAAGCGTTGGCAGGTCATATGGGTTGGGACTACAATCGAGCGTTGAACTATCATCAGGCGTGGCTGAAAGGTCAATTCCCCGCCATTCTCAAGTTCCAAAAAGAAGCGAAGGGCATATTCTTATCGAGCGGCTACGTCAGGTCGATCACTGGCCGCAAGGCTCGTCTAGAGGATAAAGCATACGCTTATCGAGCGGTGAGCCGAATCATACAGAATTCCGGCGGCGACTTGATGAAGACAACTCTCCTGCGCGCCTCCGAATACGAGGAAGCTCATCCGCAGGTACAGTTACTAATGACCATCCACGATTCGTTGATTTGGCAGCGCGAGATCGGATTCGACACCACCGAATTGATAAAAGTCTGCGAGGCGGTCCCGGATGAATTTAAACTCGGTCTACCTATTCCTTATGAGGTCGGAACTGGAACTAATTGGGCGGAGGCTTCCTATGGCTAGAATCGAAGCGTTCAGAAGACCTGAGTGTTTCTGCCCTAATTGCAATAAATCCATGAGTGCGGCGATGGACGTAACCAACGCAAAGAGCCGCCCTCCGGAGGATGGGGATGTGGCAATATGCTTCTATTGTTCACATGTCGCAATATATGATGGCGATAAATTGCGTAATCCTAGCGATAAAGAGATGGAAGACATCGCAGGCGACATCGACGTAGTTCATGCTATAAATATGATTGGGTTGGTACGAGGCGCAAAAGATAGTTGACAGCCGGTGCACGGCGTGTTATAATGGAGGTCACGATGGCAGATCAAGTTGGCGACGAAATGCAAGAAATAGAGTGCAAGGTAGAGCACTCGACAGCAAAGGCGTGGTTGGTGATCGACAACATGTCCGGCAACCAAGCTTGGCTACCCAAGTCGATAGGCAACATTGTGCGAGATGTTGATCCCGAAGGCAACACTATATTCAATGCACCAACATGGTGGTGCAAGAAAAACAGGTTCATCTGATGGAACATGAAGACGGGGCACCATTCGAAGACCCAAACGACGCGCCAACAGCCATCGCAACGAGCTACTACAAGTGCGGGGGATGCGATCACTTGCACGTGATGCTTCTCGATGGAAACGATAACACATGGGCGAAATGTGTAATAGGTCGCGACATGTTGTTGCACATGTTGGAGACGATCGACGGCGAACCAGCAAAGGACATGCCAATCCATTGAGCGAAGAATCCATCCTCAAGACCGAGCTTGTGAAACAATGTAAGGCAAGGGGTTGGTATGCTCGGCGAATAGAAGACGGATACGGCGTAGGCATTCTGGATATCACCATCGTGCCGACTGGTTATCCCACCCTATTTGTCGAGGGCAAAGTGACGGATGGTCTCAAATTCGCCCCGTCCGAGAGACAATACGTGGAAGGCATCCGAGTCATCGAGGCAAAAGGTATAGCGTTCCCGGTGTTGATAGGATGGCGCAGCCAAGTAATGTACATCGCGGATTGGGGCAGAGAGGCATTCATCACCAAGGCGTTTAAGCAGCCAAGTGGTGCGAATTACGCCGGAACAATAGAGGAGTGGTTACGTGGGAAACACAACAGCAGTTGATATCCTGGAAGACGCAAGTCAGGCGGTCGGTGGAGGCCGAGACATTCACGGCGACGTAGACAACTCGTATTCGATGGTGGCGCAGATGTGGGAGGTTTACCTCCGCCACGCGAACTATTCGAGGCACAAGAACCCCTCGATTCTGCTGCAAATCGATGCAGTTGACGTGTTGGAAATGATGTCCCTGCTTAAGAAGGCTCGGTTTGTCTACGCAATCGATGTCAATCGCGACAATTTCGCAGACGACGCGGGTTACACTGCGCTCGCAGGAATGGTAGCCGCGCCTAAGCAAGAAATAATGAAGCCAACCGGCGGCGGCTTATTCGACGAAATCCGATCGCGAAAGGCCGCCGAATGAAAAGACTAGCCGGATTGGCCTTAATAACGCTGATAACCACCCCGGCAGAGGCATGTCATCGATTCCACACGTGGAAATACCCCTGGCCTCAACAATGTGGGTCTGCCAACCGATTTATAATCAAAGCGGCGGTGCCAGTTGCACCGCCGCCCCAACCCTTGGATGAGAGGCAAGCAGCCATCAACAAGCTCAAGGAAATGATGAAGTGAGCACTCTATTCACTGACACTGGCCTCCATATCCTCGCCGGAGGCCAATATGGTTCAGAGGGGAAGGGGCTGATCGCTTCTTGGCTCGCCAAGCGCGCTATTATAGAAGTAATCCCATTCAACGGCTGCATCACAAGCGCGGGGCCGAATAGCGGACACACCAGTTATTTCAGGGAAACTAAGATCGTTCTAAAACAACTGCCCACCTTCGCGGTTCACATGCATCTGCGAGGCCATACCATTCCGGTATACTTTTCGGCAGGGGCAACTATCGACGCCGAATTGCTGATCAAGGAACACTTAGAATTTCCGGACATCCCTATATTCATTCATCCCTGCGCGACGGTAATCCTCGAAAAGGATAGGGTGACAGAGAATGATACCTCTGGCAGTATATTCGCTGTTGCTGGAACACGTTCAGGAACCGGCGCGGCAATTTCTAGAAAGGTTCGCCGTGATCCTTCTGCCATTTATTACAATCACTCCCATCGGTTATTTCCTTACTATGAGAATATTGTCGACCTGGAATATCACCCGTATTTTATGGAGATTTCTCAAGGGTTCTCGTTGGGATTAAACGAGGCCAAATTTTATCCACACGTAACCAGCCGCGAATGTACGTTCATGCAGGGAATGGCTGACGCCCGTCTCCCGCCGACATACTACAAAAGGGGCTATCTGTGTTTCCGGACCTACCCCATCCGGGTAGGAAATGCCGATGGGTTCAGCAGTGGGGATTGGTACACTGATCAATATGAAACCGACTGGGATACGGTAGGCGTTCCCACCGAATATACAACCGTAACCAAGCGGGTGCGCCGCGTCGCTACGTTCAGCTGGAACCAGTTCAAGGATTCGGTGACAGCGAACGACCCGACGCATGTATTCTTAAACTTCATGAACTATCTGAATACCCTAGAGCAACTGGACTTTTACAAAAAGCACAGGAATACTAGAGATGTCCTCGGAGCGAATTACAAATTTATCTTCGGGCATGGGCCTAGAGTGGAGCAAGTTGACGATCAAGATTCCGCCGGAGCTTCGAGCGTATGAACATGATATGAGGCGCATGTTCGATGCGATGATCTACAAGCTGCGCAAGAATTCCCACAAGGGAAAGTGGGAACACGGGCGGGTCGTCGAATACATGAACCACCTTCGGGAAGAAGTCACAGAACTAGCCAGCGCCATTGAGGAGGGAAAGAACACCGTAGAGATAGTTCTCGAAGCTGCCGACGTGGCGAATATGGCTCTCATTTTGTGCGCAATGGCGATCGACGGGAGGGACTAATGGATGAACCGACCTATATCTGTACAGATTGTAGCTCCGAGGTTTACGACGCTCTCGGCATCGTTCGCAAGAGATGCCTAACCTGCCAATGGATCGCAGACCAAGACGATCCGAATGATAAAGAGGAGCTACGGGATTGGCTGAGGAGAACCGGGGCAGAAGATGAATAAATACGAGCAAGAAACAATAGATCTTGGTGTGGAGGCAGCTAAATTGATGATAAGAGCGGCGGTTCAAACTATCGGCGATGTTGATGATGAGACGCGCAACATAGCGCTTACGATAGCTTTAGGGATAGCCTTAACCACTTCTAAAATAATCGATGAGTCGATTCCTCGCATAGCTGCGACTACTTATCTGGCGAACAATGAGCACTCTTGATCCAGTCCAGATCGCCGCGCTCGAAGCCTCGAAGGGTAGGCATGGATTCGGATTCTTCATGGAGATGGGCTTAGGGAAGACGTTAACAGCGTTAACTGAGTTCCAAAGGGGGATTGCAGATGGCACTACTAGAATGGTCGCGGTATGTCCCAATACCTTCAAAGGCGGATGGGCCGAAGAAGTCGAAAAGCACGGCTTTGACTTTGAAACTCACATCTTCCAGAGCGGTACGTTTGACAGCGACCGTTTTATTGGACGACGTTATGAGCGTCCGCCTTTACTTATTATCAACTACGAAGCAATCCGTAGTCCAGCCATTCATACTAAGCTTCTTGATTGGATGGCTCGGAAGCCCACCTACATCGCACTTGACGAAAGCATCCAGATTAAGACTCATGACGCGATACAGAGTAAGGCGGCTATATCCTTATCGCGGCAGGCAGTTGTCAGACGTATCCTCACCGGAAAGCCGACGGCTCAGGGGCCTCATGACTTATGGGCTCAAATGCGAGCTATCGGCCAACTGGATGGACGCAATTTTTACGCGTTCCGTGGTATGTTTTGTCGGATGGGCGGGTTCAAAAATAAGCAAGTCATAGGCTCCCAGAATGAGGACATCCTCGCGAAGCTTATCGAACCACATGTATTCCGGGCTACCAAAGAGGATTGGCTGTTCAGTATCCCCAAGGTGTACACGACCCGCGAATACGAGATGACGAAAGAACAGCGCGCCCAATATCGGAGCATGGAAAAGGACTTCGTTCTCTGGATGAACGACGACGAATTCGTCACGGTGGACGCGGCGATCACGAAATATGGAAAGCTGGCCCAAATTCAGTGCGGGTTCATCATCGATACCGACAACGAATCGAAGGTGACAGTTATCTGTGAACCGCACAAGAATCCCCGCGTCCTGACGTTGCTGGACATTCTGCGCGACGAGGTTCCCGGCAAGGCTATCGTCGTCTATATTCACCGATATACGTTCGAAATCTTGAGTGAAGCGTTAAAGGAGTTTAACCCCGCCCGAATCACAGGGGGCATGAAACCCGATGAAGTCGATGAACAAAAGCGAAAATTCAACGAGAACCCATCCTGTCGTATCATTCTGGTACAAGAGCGAGCCGGAAAGTACGGCCACACACTTTTGGGTAGTCCGGGTCCTGGAAATCGATGTTCCACCACCATCTTCTTTGAGAATAGCTATTCTCTCGACGATCGCTCGCAAGTTGAAGACCGGAATCATCGTCGCGGACAGGATGCTAATTCGGTCAACTATATCGATCTTTGCGGGACTAGCATGGATCGAAATGTCATTCGAGCGCTTCAGCGTAAAGAATCTATTTTCAAAGCGATCTTCGCCCACATAAGGAAGGCGGTCCCAGCGTGACGGAGCAACATGACGATCATATTTGGCTCACGGCAGGCGGAAGCGCGTGGGCCATTGAGTGGATTTGTGGCGACATAATCGGGTTATGGCGAGGCCACTGGCCGAATTTGGAATTCAGCCTTCTCAATGTAAGCAAAGTTAACTGGGAATCCTACTGTAAAAAATGTGTAGAGATGAACCATGCAGGATACGGTTTGGGTAACCAAGGACGGGAGGAGAATACCGGTGCGCCGAATGGAACGTAGACATCTATTGAACTGCATCGATAAGATTCAGCATTCCAAGAAAGGCTGGCGGCGGGAATACTTAGATCGCCTAGTACTAGAATTGCAAATTCGCGACCACTTAGGAGAGCAGCATTGAAGAAAGGTAAAGGCAAGTCTCTCGGAGGAACCGGGAAATGGGCTCCCAAGCTGAGCTTCGAAGAGAGATGCGGATTTTATTATGCCTCGATTATAGGCATCGAGAAAGGAGTAATAGTTCTAGCGTCAAAGCTAGACCGAGGAACTATAACGCGCCTAATTAGCAGGCGTTATAAAGCCTATTCCTCAGTTCATCAGAGATTCGATGAATTGGGATTAGATAAATTCCGTGAGGCATATTGGACCCCAACAATTCAGCAGCGGGTGGTAGCGGCCCAGGCACAGGCGGCCCCTGCTGCGGGCGGTGTATGACTAGGGAGGCGTACACTGTACGAGGCACAGCGGCGGCCTGTACTGGACCAGCTTCAATACCACCGTCCAGTACACCTGCTGGTGACAAATGGCTAACCATCGTAGGAGATTCCACTATAAATGAGGGTTGACAGTCTATCAGGAGTGTGGTATGATGTATAGACCGACAGGAGACTGGGATGAACTTCAACCAACTGTTCAACACGATAGTTCGCGCCGCGATTTGGCGGCTCATGTGGAGAATGCCAGTCTGGTTCTTGTGGGCTGTTGTTGGAGCTGGCTTTATTTACGCCGCGCTGTTGCATCGCTGAGTGAATTCAGTGAATACGCAGTGGCGTATTGGGTAACCTGCTCACCAAGCAAAGCGTGGGCAATGACACAGAGGAGACATAGATGGATTCCGAAGTAGTGTTCTGGCTGTTTCTCATCGGCCTCGTCGCCATGGGAATATTTAACTGGTCACTAGTTCTGTTATTGATTTAGCGTTCGATTAAACATCAACGCCTGCAACGCCTGTTTAGAATCCGGCGAATTTAGGGCATCCTGCAAGCTGCTGGTAGTCTGAACCGGAATCCCCGCTATCTTATACTTCGCTGCATTTAGGGCCGCTTGCTGAGCCGCCGCTTGGCGAATCACCGGCAAATAGGCAGCGGCGACATGGCCGCCAATACCCATCGATTCGGTTGCCATCGCCTCAGCTATATTCCCGTGCAATCCCAAAGCCATCGCCGGTAATTCGGTGACTGCGCCAACGGCCCCTTGAGTGATTCGCGGATGCGCCACCATTCCGCTTGCAATTGGAGCCGCTTTGGGAACAGCCTTCAGGGCATCAGCTTGAGCATCGGTCAAACCCATAGCATCGGCGGGAGCCGTTCCAGTTAACGGGTTCTTATCAAACAATGACTTAATCTGATTCCCTAAGGTTCCGGTGCCGAGCTTGGCATTCGCTTCTAAATTCTCAAGTACGCTGAGATTGCTGGAGGCTAACTTGTCGGCGTTGGATGGAAACGCATATCCTCCATATCGGCGTGGGTCAACAACAGAACTGGATGTTGGAACATCGGGAGGCGTAGGAGGCCCACCAATAGATTCTGGAATCTTCCCGGCAATTTTGCTCGCGGCGGCAGTCACAACAGGAGCCGCAACAGCGGTGGGGCCTCCAATAAGCGCCCCTTTCTCCATCGCCGGGACAACCGGCTGCTGATTCGCTGCTGCGTTCACACCTGCGTAAGTAGAGCCCTCCGCTGCTCCGCCGCCGAGGCGCGTCAATAATCTGTTTACAAACCCAGGTGCTTGGGCAGCGGCATTTTCGGTTTGTGCTAGTTTTCCGGGGCCAGTTAACATTCCAGCTCCTTCTAGCGCGATCGAAGCCCCCGGACCCATTTGAGCTTCGCCGCTAGCGGTTTGGGCGCGTTCCTGTGCCGGGGAACCAGCACCGAATAGTGATTTTACCCCGCCAACAGCGGGGTCCCATAATCCCCCTGTTAGGCCCTTATTAAACGCCCTCAACGGTTTTGCCAATTGACCGACTAATTGCGACGCATAAGAAGGCTGATCCGCCGTCGCGTTCGGCGAACCAGCTGCCGGAGAAGGTGTTGCCCCTCCAGTTTTCTGACTACCAAGCGCCGTGTTTATTTCATCAGGCGTGGCATCATCCGGAAACTGGTGGACAGTTCCGTCTTCATCAGTTACTGTTTGCATTATTGTGGCACCAGTTGGCCGTTAACACGCTTCCATTGTTTCGGGGGCGCAGTTTGCCCACTTAGTTGGGCATCGAGTTCTTTAGGCATCGGCATTCCGGCTTTATCGTAAACAGTGCGTAATTGAGCAGCGATCTTGTTCCGATAATCCATGATAGCGGTTTTATAATCCGCGCCGGTCATTGTCTGATCATGCAATCGGCTCTGCGCTTCGGTTCCGGCAGCGAATTCGGTGCCTAAAATTCGGCCAACGCCTTTGAGCGATTCTACCGCCGACACACCAGCTGAACCAGCTAACTGGTCAATCTTAGCTTGCAGCGCCGCTCCCTGAGTTCCAGGCAAAGCGTTGATGACCTTACCGATGCCAGTTCCACCCCATCCAGTGAGGCTCTCCAAACTCTTATCATTAATAATACTGTCTGCCAACTTAAGCTGATCGGTGATCTTTTGAGTAGCATCGGGTAGCTGATTCTGAGCGCTCATCTTTTGTTGCGTCTGTAGCAACGCTGATTGAGTCATAGCCTCCTTCATCCCCGCGTTCTTTGCGTTCCACTCATCGAATGAGGGCTTCGGTTGCCCCTCTGGAACCTGAGTCATTGCAAGGCGATAATCTTTCATTCCTTCGGTTGGGCTTGTTCCGCCCGACGCCAGCCAATCGCTGAACGAAACTGGTTGACGCTTACCATTGAGTTCGCCGTTAGCGTAATACGCGTAATTCTTGATCGCGTCGGTCGGGAGTTGAGTATCTTGTTGCGTCTTCTGGGTCTGCGCCTGAATAGCCGCGACGTCAGCCTGTGTCTTTGGAATAGTAGCGAGAGCCGCCTGCGTATCCGCAACCGTCTTAGCGACAGTGGCTGGAATAGCCGCCGTTTCAGCCTGCGTTTTCGCAACGGTGGCGGGAACCGCACCCGTTTGAGCATTGGCGAGATTCGTATCCGCAACTGTCTTGGCGACGGTGGCCGGAATAGCCCCCGTCTCGGCTGTCGTCTTGCCAGTGGCCGCCACAGCTTCCCTGGTTTGAGCTTGATGCAAAGGATCAGCCAATTGGAGCCTATTTGCCTGGGAAGTGCTGATCAATTCGGACAACTTGCCAGACATAATAGCGGCCTGAACTTGCTCGATCGGCATATTTAGCTGCTTAGCGTACGTCCCGGCATTGCCAAGCTGTTGCATCAACGCTTGGCGCTGGAATGCAGTCTGCTGCAATTGCGCAATTGCGCTGATCTGCTCGGCAGGATTTCCTTGCTGCTGGTTCAGTCCCTGCATCGCCTGCATCATATTGGTGCGGTCGGTTTGATCGTGGCTGAATGCCCCGGCAATTAGCCCCAACCCGGTATTTATCCCTGCATTCGCCTGCTGGCGTTGCATAAGCTGGAGATATAATTGCCCCATGTCAGGAGGCGTCTGATAAGCCTGCGGCTGAGGAGGAGATTGTTGCTGCTGAGGAGGCGGAGGGGGCGAATTTGCGCCACCGCCCTGTTGAGCAAGCCCAGGAGCAGCGGCTCCAGCACCGGAGCCCGGAACAGGGCCAGAGCGTGAACCAGATTGGCCGGGGAACTGCCCCAACGATTGAGCGAGTTGCTGTTGGGGATTCGGCTGCCCCATCAAACTGAATAGCAAGTCACCGATGGCCATTGATTACCCCGTCTTCAACCCTTGCAACGCAGACATGAACGACGGGTTGCCAGCCATCGTTACACCGGAGGAACCCCCACCGATACCTGGAGCAGCGGGCCGATTCATTCCACCCATCTGACCACTCTGTAGGAAGTTGTTAAGAACACTCTGTCCTACCTGTTGGTTCGCCAACCCCGTCTGTGTCATCGGGTTGTAGCCAGCCCCTGTCATTGCGGGGGTCCCCGGATTCGCTAACGCATTCAGCGCGTTTTGATATCCGCTTGGCTGAGTAGCAGAACCCATCGGCGATGGTTGTTGCGATTGCTGCGCCGCTGCATAAGCCGGGTTAATCTGATAGCCCGGATTAAAATTGGTTCCACCAGTTGCGCCGCCCATTCCAGCATTTTCGCCGCCTGCCGCCCCTCCAGTTGCTTGCCCGCCCCCGGTCGGCAAGAATTGGGGGATATTTGGCCGCGATTGCGGCATCGAATTCAGGGTAGTTCCCATCGATTGGGGCATGGGAGGCTGATAGCCAGCAATTGGGCTGCCGGTCGCGGCCTGAACCGGCGTTCCAGAATACTGCGTCGGCCATCCCGGCATTTGGCCGCTCGCATTGAACGACGAATACGGGTTCGACCATTGGCTAAGGTCGGGATAAAGCCCCGCCTGAGCTAAGCTGTATTGTGGGAATGTTGAGGCATTCGATCCGTCAACCATAGCTGTATCCTTGCGTGTCGCCGAATGGGCCGCCTCCTCCCGGCGATCCCGGTCGTTGCTGTTGCTGCATAAGCGCCTGCATCATCTGGGGGTTCGCTTGGTGAGACTGCACATTCGGCGTTGGCATGGCCGACATTTGTGCGGGATGAGGGGCCAACGCGCCCGCGATTTGACCGATTCCCTTCCCAACGCCGCCCATGTTCATATTTCCACCCGTCAACGGATTCTGGATTCCGCCTTGAGCCGGTTGTTGTCCCGGCATCGGGCTTGCCGCAGGAGGCGGAGCCCCCATCGAATTCAGAGTAGTTCCCGGAGGCTGGGTGAATGGAGTGGTCGGAGCCTGTTGTTGGCCCTGTTGACCCATCCCGCCCATCATTGCTTGAATTTGCGCCAATAACTGCGGGTTCATGACATCATTCCCATCATTCCGTAAGGATACAATCCAGCCATCATCCCCATCCCTTGTTGGCCCAAAGCACCGATAGGAGCGCCGGGATGTTGCCCGACGGCGGGAGCAGCCTGTTGCTGCGCCAAGGAAGCCAACAATGACGCCGCCTGAGGATTGGGCTGGTGAACTCCTAAGTTCGGCGCTTGCATCGGCGTGATCTGCTGTTGCTGAGGCTTAATTGCATCCCCAAGTGTTTTCAGGTCGCCTTGCTTAAACATCGTTTGCAACCCGCCCCCAAGATTCCCCTGAGCGAATTGGCTCGCGGCGGACGGCGGAGGGGTTGTACTCGCGGGAGTTGTACCCGAAGAAGCGACAGGGCTGGAGTTCAGCGTTGTTCCGGGAGGGGTCGGATTGGGCGCGGTGCCCGCTTTCCCCGGAACAAATTCGCCGTCGGAGTTGACAGAACCGACTTGGGAACCCCCGGCGTAACGTTGCTGCCAATTGTTGACGGCGGGGGCCTCGTATTGCGTCGTCCAGATATTAGTCGCATCAGCAGCTGTCTTCGCTCCTTGCAGCCCTTGCAGGACATGAGAATATGGCCCCACTAGTTCAGATTTCATAAATTGCCACTGAGTGTTGGGATCGGTATTGCTAGTCCCCAACGTGCTCGCCATCTGATTTAGGCCAGTCTTACGAGGGCCGACCCATTGGGCGACGCCAAAATCACCGCCCGCGCCAACAGCTCCAGTGTCTAAATTATAGTGGCTTTCCCCTCCCAGCGAATACAGAACCCCCAAGGCAGCTTGAGGCGGCAGACCTAATTCGCCGGTCAGCTTATTGTAGAAGAACTTCCTGTTGTCGGTTGCGTTATCTGCCAAGGCTCAGCGCTCCTGGAATACCACGCTTTTTAGGCTTATGTAACATAGACGCCAAGGCCCCCGCCCCCGGCGCAATAGCCTTGCTTCCTGCGATGCTGACAACCTTCGTCGGGTCCATTTTTTGGATATCTTGAGCCATCGGCCCGACAACTTTCGGATACGTCTTCGGATCACCCTTGTAGCGATAGGCGTACATTGAGACGCCGCCCTGCTTGCCGAGCTTCTTAATATCCGTCTTTTCCTCGCGATCGGAGCTGAACAAGCTGCCCATGATAGTCCCGACACCGAGGAGGGCCTGCATTGGGTCTGTAGAAGTCTGGACGTTCTGAGTGCCAGAGGTAGTTTGCGTCTGACCATAAGGTGTCATTCCCAACGAAGCCAGGAGAGTATTCATCTGGGTGGTTGGGTAATTCCACGCCTGATTGAACTGATTCATGTCAGCAGTGATCTGATTTTGCTGCTGAGTTTGCTCTGTCTGGCCCGCTCCAGACAACGACATGTATTGCTGGAGCGCTCCAGTGTTCTCCAAGTTGGCCATATTGGCCAGCCCGCTCGCGCCAGCGATCTGATTCTGTTGGCCAGCAAGAGTCGCCGATTGGTTGCCCTGAGCAGCCGTAAGTTGACGGTTGAGATCGCCCGTCGCCCCGGCTTGCGCCTGGGTGAAGTTGGCCTGGTTAAGTTGGGCGGCCATCTGCGCCATGTTCTGCGCGCCCTGCGCTTGCGTCACGCCTTGCTGAATTGCTTGCCGCGATCCGCCATAGGCGTTGGCGGACGCCGCCGCGTCTTGGTTCTGGTCCTGCGACAGCGCCAGGTTCTGCTGCATGATCGGCAGCGTCGTATTGATGACGCTCTGCGTGTACGGGTTCATGTACGGCTGCAGATTGGTGTTCGCCAATGCTCCAGCCGTTACCTGAGGAGCGCCTTGCCCCATCGCGCTGAGATACCCGGCGTTCGCCTCGCCGAATTGGGCGGCATTCGCTCCCGGCATATTCGCCGCAAGCTGCTCGGATTGCGTCTGCTGCGGCGCGACACTGGCGACCTGTTGCCCTTGATATTGCTGGAGGGGGCGGTTCGCCACATCTTGAGCGAACGCATAGTTCTGTTGCGCCGCCTGATTTACCCAGGGAGGTAACTGAGTCTGCGAAACCTGATTAGTGGTCTGGGTAGTTCCGCTACCGCCCATTTACATATTCCTCTGATATACGAATGAGCGGGATTTTACCGTCCAGCCACGTCTCTTCGCGTCTGGAAGCCATCCCTTCCTCCCATAAGAATTAATGACTCCAACATTCATGTCCCTAGCATATTCCAAAATCTTGTCGTGCAATTCTCTTAGATCGTCTAAATCACCGACCACCGCAACAATTTCCAATACTCTGGCCTTAGGATATTCCGCGATCTGAGTAATCGCCCAGCTATTCTTCTCAACGAATGACTGCATCTTTCCCACAGCAATCGCTGACAAGATGTCCTGAACCGTGTATAGTCCCCCCATTCGGTCCAGAACCCGCTCCAGCTTGCGGCGATAAAGATGTGCGGTCATCACGTCGGGTTCGAACCTCCGAGCGGCACAGGAGTGGCGACGAGCGTCCCATCAGTCTGCACCTGCAAATGAAACACCGCCGGGATCGTGCCCGGCGGCGCGTCGCTGGCCTGCAGCATGACCCCATTCTGCGCCCCATTGGCGCCCACCTTGCCGGCCAGCTGGTTTTGGATCCACGCCGTATATTGCTGCAGATAATTGACTAGCGCCGGATTAGTCCCTGCCGGTGGCGGGGGCGGAGCTAGTTGGGCTGGAGGGGATTGAGCCGGTATAGACATTAGCGATCTCCTCGCGCAACGCTGTCGACTAGATGCTGGCCGACGGTGACTGGCAAAACTTGCGGGCCAGCCAACATAATTCGCAACCGCATATCTCGACCAGTAGTACGAAAGTCGACAAAGCCGTTCGACGCATTTACTTTGCGAGGCGGTGTTTGTAACTCAACTACCGGAATTGGGTTGCCATTAGCGTCAGGCATCACCGAGCGACTCATCCGATAGTATACCGAATAACGAAGATTGTTGACGTCGCCGTCGATGTCTGGGATCATCTGCTTGAGCGTAGTCAATCTAGAACCGGAATTCAAATTGAGGTCGAACGTTTCGGCCCACGGCAACGGCGTTCCGTCGGGATATAAATCGCCAAGCTCGTGCTGATAAGCAAAGACCCCATTAGCCATTACTGTCTGTGTGGCGTAAGATGCTGAAATACCGGCCGATCGTGCCATCTGACCCTGGCTGAACCAGTTTTCCTTGTAATTAAAGATCATGCACCGGGTGTTGGTGGTCTGCCCGTCCTGCGGGAAAAACCACCAGAACTCATTGAAATTAGCGACGTTGACCGCGCACGCTTGATTGCGGACGTTGAACAAATCAATGTCATCGTCGATCCAGGGCCGAATTGCGCACGGCATCGGCGCAACCCAAGCGCCATTGAACGAGAACAAACCTTGCTGCGACATCCATAAAGTTAATACTGTGGTCGACACGATGCTCTGCGGACTCCAGGGCGTGCAATTCTTCGCAACCTCGACGTAATTGTAGATGTAGGGCAGGCCGAGAAAGCTGGAGAGATAGCACTTGGCCGCAGTCCAGAAGAGCGTTCCCTGCGGCGTCGATTTGCAGGTGATGATGGGGCTCGCCGGTTCGATGTCGAGGAACCCGGCCTGACTGGTGACGTTGGAGTAATCCCAGGCGCCGGGATTTTCTTGGTCGCTCCAAGCGAAGCGCCGGAACCCGCCGCCATTGGTGGGGTCAGAAGCGCCGAACATCATTACAAACCGTTCTGCGGTCACCACGAAGCACCGGCCGGTCGGCACGATGCCCCGGCCCGTGTCGGCGACCACCGGCGTAGCGACATTCGTGAAGGCCAGCACGTCGTCAGCTGCGCCGGGATTGAGCGCCGGAGCAGCCAAGGTCAGCACACCTGCGGCGCTGTAAGTGAGCACCACGCCGATGGGCAGATTGCTGGTCTGGTTGAAAACGCTCATCCCCGGCAAGACAGAGCCGGGATTGGCGTCGGTCATATTGACGGTCGTCGAACCGGCGGCGAAAGCATGGAAAGCCGGATCGGTGAATACCACGCCCACGCCCAGGCTAGGATCCCATTGCAACAGTCGCCCGTCGGGCGAGGTCATCGCCAACAGGACCGCGCCGAAATTATCGAGGCTCCAGGCGTCGGGGATATTGTCGATGGTCGGGATCGGCCCCGCCCCGCTATAGGGACCGTCGCTATAGAAGCCAGCGCTATAATCCCCATCCACATTGGGCGCAGGCGCGGTGATGCCGCTGGTCGGGGTGACGTCAGCCAGCGTTCCTCCGGTGTCGATATAGAGGTTGCTCTCGCACAAATAGGCGATGTGAAAAACGCTGTTGAGATCATACCAAGAGTGGATGGCTCGGCAGGGCGAGGCGAAGGTGTAGGCGTACTGGCTTTGGCCGCCGATGGGCGACAGCTGGCCTTCCACCCAACGCATCATGTTCACTTCCGCCCATTGCGACGATTCCATCTGTTTCGTGGGCTTGGCGACCACGCCGGGAGGAATTTCGAGCGGGCGAAATTGCGTGCTCACCCTTCACCTGCCGTAGATTGTTATAGAACCGCCCGCCGTGAAATTTCCGCTTGGCGGCTGGAAACGTAAAGCGTTGCATCCTCCAGTATGGACAGTGATCGACTGGTTCGGGCTTGCCGCCGCTACGACGTTAGGACTAGCTGGAAGAGCGCCATTATAAGTATGAGAAAAGACGTAACCAATGCCCAAAGAATAGCCATGAAAAATCGCAGCAAAATTAAATGGGAATGTGCCAGCGCCGGCTAATATAGCATTACCACCATAAGCCGTGCCGTTGTTCGTTGATACCAGCATATATAGTGATCCGGAGCCTAGGGTTATGCTTTGCCCTATAATCAACAGATCGCTATAAATCTGCGGTATATTGGTGAAATTAATGTTGGGCACCGCCGTGACGTTTTGGGTCGCAATCTGCGTCCACTTTGTGCCAGCGCTAGCTCCGGCGGGATGGACGTGATCGGCCCTTGCATAAGTCGTTGAAATGCCAACCGCCGCTGTGCCGTCCACTAATGGCGTGGTGGTCGAAGCCGCTGGAAGAGCCGCCGTGACTTGCGCCGCAGTTTGGTAACCCGCCGGATTGCTGGCCGCATAGAGCGAGGTGTCGGTCGGATGAACGTGGTCGGCCCGCGCCCATGTCGTTCCAGTACCGACCGCCGCCGCGCCGTTCATGACTGGCGTGGTGGTCGAGGCGTTCGGAAGCTCGGAGAACATCGCATAGGGTTCAAGCGCAGTCGCGACCTGCGCCGCCGTCTGATAGCCAGCTGGATTAGTGGTCGGGTAATAGCCCGACAAGGCTGTCGCCCAATCAGCGATGTCCGTGGAAAGGATGTGCTCCCACCCGGCGCTGATGCGGGCGTACATAGTCCCGTCATTGGGCGCATCGCCAATGCCGCCGCCCGCCCCAGGCGGCGTCTGCCAGCTGAGAACGCCCGCGCCGTTAGTCTGGAGAAATTGTCCTGCAGTCCCGCCAGGAACGTACAAGTTGCCAGCGTTGGAGACCGCCAACAAACCGTTGACCGCCAGTCCGGCGTTAGCGGTGACCGGACCGGCGAGCGTCGTCGCCCCGGTCGCGCGCGAGATGGTCAGCCAATTGCCGAGAAACGCGCCGGTCGTCGAATAGGCAGTGAGAGAGAAATTTGAGCCAGTGTTGTTCAATCCCTCCGTTGTGCCGTCGCCCAGCGTCAACACCCAACGAGCGATATTCGACGTCATGCCGAGGATCGAACGTTGATTGCCGCCCGCGGCATTCAGCACCATCGAATTGGAGCCCTGGACAGTCAGGACGCCGCTGATCGAGCCGCCTGTCAGCGGCAGATAGGCGGCCGGGAGCCACGTCTCGCTATTGCGGACGTAGGACACGCCATTGTTGGGAGCTTCGGGAATGCCGCCCCCGGCGCTTGCTCCTACCGCTACCCAATTCCCGGTCTGCCGCCCATAAACCTGCCCATCGGTCGGAGCGTCGGTCAGCGGGCTCGGCGGGATCTGCACCCATTGGGCATTGAGACGGCCGAATACCTGCCCATTGGTCGGCGCTTCGGGAACGCCGGTCGGCGGCGGCACCGGCGACCAAGCGTTGTTCTCGCGCCCATAGAGGTTGCCGTCAGCCGGAGCGTCGGCAAGGCCGCCAGTCTGAGAGGCGACAGTGGCGACCTGAGTGTCGATGGCGTCGAGGTCAGCATTGAGCTTTGCGCCCCAGACCGACGGCGACGCGCCGACTTCAGGCTTGATCCAGCCATAATTCGCGGTGGTCGTGTCAGCGCACATATCTCACCCCGTGCAGAGCCGTGCCGGTTTCCACAGCGGACCCCCAGCTATGGAGGCGCTCAAAACGAACTTGCCGCCGATCATGTTATTGTCGCCCTCGAACACGCCTGCGCGCCCAAACCGGCCCTTTAACTCGATCTGCGGAACGAGCGGCGCTTCCAAGCCGCCCATTCGCTGCGGCGCGCCCGAGAGAGCAAAAGTCGGCGCGATGGAGCCTGTGCTGAGATCTACGTAGTTGTTGAGAGTAACATCGACGGGGCCGCCTAAGCATAAATGATTGTTGGTAGAGGCTGGAATTTCACCGAAGCCGGGTCGATACGCAACACTCCCCCACGTCGTGCCATAACGCAGCGTACAAGGACGCGCGGTATACACTGAATAAGGAACTGAGCAGATGGCCGAGATATAATAATAGTATTGTATCGCGCCTTGGTAACTTGGGAGAGTGATTGGATTAGGGAGCGGATCGCTCCAATAAAACTGACCCGGAACCCAATCGGTCAGATCAACGCTGGTCGTCGCAATTTGACTGTACAAATAACCAGATGGGGCTGCGAAACCCTGCATAAGGGCGAGCGTCACAACGCCACCAACATTAGGCTGACCATTCGCATGGACCAGAGGGCCGCCCATAATGCCCAACTGATTAAGGGTTACGGCCCTTTCGATGCCGGGCTGCAAAGTGAACCAGATCATCCCAGTGTTGTAAGGATTTGCGCCGTATGACGCAGGTAGCTGCACAGAACTGAGCGAATTCGGATCGACCGCGCCGCCGATATCCGTGAACCAATTGTACTGAGTGGTGACCCCAGGAGCGTCCAGCAGCGCGGCTGTCATCTCAGTCGACCGTAATCGTCAGCGTGTTGGCGTAAAACCGCGCACTGTCGCCAGCATTGATCGGGATCGGGATGGCGACCGCGCCAGAGCCGAGAAAGCTACCCCCGCTCAGCGCCGTCCACAGGCCGAAGAAAAGGACCGTGCCGTAATTGGCGCTCGCCTGGGGAAAGGTCATGATCGTTGTATTGGCCGCCACCGTTGGGTTAAAGCCGCTGCTGGCGAAGGCAATCGGCCCCTGGCGCACATAACCACCGCCAACGACCTCATTCGCCCCAGTGTCGCCGGGGTCCGCGAGGTGCAGCGACACGAACACGTTGTCGGTGAGCGGGACCAGAACGTCCGCTTCGCCAATGGAAGATAGGCCAGCCATCGAATTCTCCTAACCGAAAGAATGCTTGCGCGTACGTGTTAACATTGACCCAGAAGTTTTGGCTCTTGTATGGGCGTTGTTAAGCTTTGTTATCATTTCGTCTACTACCTGCTTAAGCATGGCAGCCTTGTCCTCTTCGCCAACTGCATGCAAATCAGAATTAGCAAGCGCAGCATAGCGATAAAGACTAGGATATTTCGTATATATCCAGCTATCCTGGGTATCAGAAAATATCGGTACCTCGGCATAATAATTCATCCTAAATTTTCGTCCATTAATCTCGTCAGGAATACCGCCAAAATAAATTTGGCGACCTTCTAACGTATATCTACCAAACAACGAAGACGCATATCCCCAACTAGACGAAATTGTATTAGTTGAACGAAAAAATTCATCGCGTTGCGTATAACGCATCGGCACCCATCCGTTGCTGCCGCAGCAACCATTAGAAGATGCCGATGGCACATTGCGATCTACTAGCAATAAATCCATCTCTAACCAATCATGAGGAAGCGGTGCGCAGCACGAAGCGATGAGCGCATCATTAGTGCTAATCATTCGATCGACGCGCAAATCTTGGTTAAATTTCTGCTCCGCGTCCCTAACAAATTGTGTCACCAAGTTGATCGACCAATCTTGCCGATTAGCCCACTCAGCAATGATGCCGCAAAAATTCGAAAAATCAGTCACATTCGCCCCATTGTCCAGAGGATAAGAACAATAACGAAAACGAGAGCAAGCGGGCTCATTCAGGCGGCCTCGGGGGAGTTCGACTGAGCCAAAACGCCACCACCGCGCCGAATGCGGCTACTAAACCGCCAATAGCGCCTGAGGTGATTTCGTCGGTGGGAATGGTAAAAAGCGCGCAGAAAGTTACGAGACCTAGAAATGCTAGAATCACGAGCAACGAAATAGTAAGGGTGCCGCCAGTCTTGTCGAACTTGTTGGCGACAATTATTAGAATAATGGTTAGTGCAACAGCGATCGCCAACCCGACCGACGCCGGATAGTCGAGCAACTTCGGGCTCGGCGGTGGAATAACAAGATCCGACGCGGCCATTCATCAGCTCGGCTCCGGCATAGCAGCACCAGCAGGAAGGCCTGGAAGCTCGGCCTCCACCATCAGGGCGGCGGCCGGAATCTGTTTAAGAGCGTTCTTGAATTTCCAATAATACTCCGCAATCGTACTAGCCTTATCAGTACCATTGACGATTCGACGAGCGTTGACTGGATCCTCGATCCCCTTAGATTTAGATAGGTATTTCGGCAAACCGACGCCAGTGAACCAACCGTGGATCATACCGTCATAAGAGACCAACGCCGATGTCTGCGGATGTAGCATCTTATGGGCCTCGGGGTGGATATTTGCATCAACGCCGTAACGCTCCTTGAGATATTTTTGGCCATTTTTATAGTTCTCTTCCCAGGTTAGCTGAACATGGCCGCGCCCATAATAGCACTGACCATGTGGACCTGCAGGCTTGCCGTAACTCTTGCCCGAACCTTTGCCGTATTCTTCAATCGGCTGCATAGTATAAGCAGTTTCGTGGTAAAATGTCGCCAGCGCATAGGCGAGCCACATCGTCCCATCGTTCGGATTGTTAACCTCGAAATGCTGCTCCCACACCTCAAGCAGATAATTCATGCCGTCTACCTGAGATTGAGTCAATGTGCCCTTAAATAGATCTTTGCGAACTGTATCGAAAAAATGTTTACGGTCATAAGGCATCAGACCCGTCCCTTCCAGATCCTAAACGGGGCAGCGTCACTCGAATTGAGATAACGCTTCCAATCGCCCTCGTCCCATCCCTGTGCTATTGCCGTCTCGTAGACGGTCATTGGGATGCGAGCGAGCAATTTATTGGTTGTGCGCTCCCGGTGATTCTCCGTATCGCGCTTAATGCTTTCAAGTATTTCATCAACATTCTGCTCAGTAATAACATGGAACCGAGCAGGGTCTTCGGAATCAGTCATCAAGGTACGACGAATACCATCCTCGTCCTTGATGACTGACTTCCGCTCCACGTCCTTGTCCTTTTACGCCGTGATACCATTGAACAGAATATGCGCGAGAGAGTTGCGCATTTCGACGCCCCACTCCACGACAATCATTCGGTTTTCCGCATCACCGATGCGGGCCATCAGGTACTGGCGGAACGCACGGAAGAATGCAACTGCCGCGTAATCCGGGTCAATGAGGAGGCCGATATCCGGCGCAACCCAACGAGACGGGAGCGACTTCACTCTGCCGAAATCCGTCGCGAATATATCGACGGTCGACACAACCTCGGTCTTCCCGACCAAGACTTGGGTGGTGGAGCGGCCAACAAAGGTCGAAGCCGTCCGCTTCGGCCCCGGCGGCAGAATCCACATCGTGGGCGACGCACCGTTGGTGTATGCTTGCTGCATCGCGTCGTTCAGCATCTCCTCGGTCAGCTGAACCGGAGTAGCCGGAGCCACAAATGGGTCCGTCTGCAAGACCGGCAAACCAGTGACCGAAGTTCCCGGCGCAATCGCAGCGGCGGGATTGCTGTTCTTGTCAATCGCTCGCGCCAACCAGTGAGAGATGCCTTCGGTGATGCGCGGAACAGGCGTGGTCGCGTCCGACCCGTCGTTGCGCGCTTGCCGCGAGCACATCATAACTTCCATGTCCGACTTGAGGACCTTGGCAGCCATTGCCATCTGGTGGGCCATTTCGGAGCCCTTGCCCGCCGCGTCCGACTCCTCCTGAGTCCCTGACACGGTGGCATCGCGTTCCGAAATCTGCGTGCAGTTATTGACGCGGACAGTCGGCGTCCCAACGGAAGGAGAAAGTTGAAAACCTTCGACCTGGGCGTTAGCGGCGTTGACTAGCGGAAGATGTTCGGTTTGCCAGTCGAATATTCGGTTCTTAACGTTCCTGCGCCGAATCGCAGACATAACAGGCGTGTCGAACGGATCGATGTTGTAAATGGCGTTCGACAAATCTTCGCGGTTCGCCGTAGCCTGATACGTAGTAAAGGCGTTGGTTACTTTGGCCATGTTGATCCCTCATCGGATTATCTTCTCGAAGACCGAGGCCGCGTCATCAATGCGACCTGATTTAGCCAATCGGCTCTGGGCTTCGTCGATATTCCGACGTCCCGCGTTCCCTATTCGGGGTGCGGAACCGGGTGTCAACGCTCTGCCTTTACCGGGGACGACCGCTCTGGGTTTTGCCGCCATCAACCGGTCATATTTGCTCGCCTTCCTCAAAACACTGAGCATCCGCGCATCGTAAACGGTCGCGACCTCTTGTTCCGAGAAACCCGCCGTCATTGCGGTTCGCCGCATTGAGTTGAGTTCTTTTCGGAGAGCACCTTCGTCAGGGATCTTATTGTCCATGACGAACCTAGCGAATTGATCCTTCGCGTAGGTTTCCGTAGATCGGGCCTGTTCTGCGGCCCTCTCTTGCATCGCCGCGCCTCTTGCCTGTCGGAGTGCTTGCAGCTTCTGGTCCACCGCCTCGTATTGTTTCCTCAACGAATAGGCGGATTTCGGATCTCTCTGGAACTCCGCTTCCCAATCAGGTTGCTGCGGAAGGAGCGTCATGATCTCCTGCTCCAGCGCTGCGTTCTGATTGATGTAGTGGTCACGGACCTGCGCAACACGCTGTGCCTCGGCCATGACTGTTTGAGAAGCTTCGTTTACTTTATTCATCCGCTGGTGGAAAGTTTCTGTGCGGATGTAACCTTCGAGCGCCTGCTTTAGGGTAACCTCCATCGGTTTCCCGTCAACAGTTACCTCATACCTCTGGTCAGACCCCTCCCCGCCTTCGCCTTCGGCGTCTTCGCCGGCGTCCCCGTCGGGCAACTCCCGCTCGTCGTCGGTCTGCTCGTCGTCGTCTGATAGAGCCCCTTGATCTTGTGACTCGGACTCGTCGTCACCTTGTTCTTCCCGCCGCTCATCCCCGAAGGTTTCGTGTCTTTCGTCGGCGGGGGCATTGACGCGTCCCTCGCCGTCGGATTCATTACGTTGGCGACCCTGCCTTTCAGCTTGGGAGGTCGTTTTGCGGGATCGTGTGGCAGGGGCTCCATCTTCGAACGGGTCACCATTTGCTCTCGCTTCCTGGCGACGCCGCCTTACGTCCTCCCCGCCATCGCGGGTATCGCCAAACGCGTCGCCTTCAGTTTGGCGCTCAGCAAATAAAGACTCAGGACGAGGCGTATTCTCGCGGAATCGACCAGACGTATCCCGCGCAGGAACCCGTTCGGGGCCTCCTACCGCGTCACGGAAAGCATTGGCAGCTTGATCAATTCCCTCGGGCATTTCTTGCCATCATTTTGTAGTCATTTATCTGAACAGCAAGTTCAGTAGCAAGGGCTTCCAGCGCGTTTATCCTAGCACACAGGCGGGCACCTGTCAAGTCCCCCGCCCCGTTGTCCATGAGTTCCTGGAACCACTGCTTACGTAGTTTCATCAAAGCATACTGGAATGCTTTGTTCTCAAGCAATTCCTTGGATATGCGAGCGCGCTCCTTTATGTCCTCCGAATCAGAACTGCGATCCATTATTTACCCCCACCTTGGGGCTTAGCAGCTTCCATCGCGATGCGCTCTCGCTCGATCTGCATCTTCTCCAATTCCTGCTGGTTCTGGAGTTCCATCTTCTGGCGCTCAAGCTCGATGCGCTTATTGTCGTACCCGCTCTTCTGAAGCAGCTGCTCCTGCTGAATTTCGGCGGTAGCCTTATTCTTCTGCGCTTCAAGGCCTTGCTGACCAATCTTCGCGGCGGCGTCGGCTTTAACCTTCTCGTACTGAGCCTTGGACGCGACCGTCATCGGATCGGGTTCCTTCGGCGCAGACTGCATCGCTTGCAGCGTCTGCGGGTCGGGCATCTTGAAATACCTGTTGACATTTTTAATGTTAAGCATCTCCAACATATCAGTAACGGTGTTCAGCATTTCCGGAATACCACAGATAGGATTATTGAGGCCCATCTGACTAACGAGAGTTTGCTGATCTTGTTTAATCTGTGTAAGGGCCATCATCCGCGTAACGTCGGTGCCCTTGCCGAGGGTCGGATTTACCTCCACGCCCATCGTAGCGTCGAAGGTGCTCGGATCGAATTGCTGAAAAGTTCCGTTGACCCGAAGAATACGCGGCGGGTTCGGGTTCTCACATATCTCGTTATAAAGACCCTGGAAGAGATCCTTAAAGCCGGTTTCCGCGAGAACCCTCGCCACCAACTCGATACGCTCTTGGGCTCCGGAAATGATTGCATCAACGCCAATCATAGTCGACGATTGCAATGCTTTAGGATCAAGGCCCTTCGCCGCATCGGATAGTCCTGTCCGCCGCTGCAACACTTCGTTGAGCATCTGGATCACCGGAAGGGCGTCCTGACCAACGAATGGAGTACGGGAATAGGCTACGGCGGTGTTCGGATCGCCTCGCGTGCGAATGATGGCCCCAAGATCATCGTTCATCGCGTCGTCGAGATTCGTCATCAATTCGTTGACTACGGTCTTCGGGTTAATCGATTCCGCTAGCGAATCAAGAACACCCCGGAACATATTGGTCTTGATGCGCTGGATATCGAGGGTGAGATCGGCGATAGAATCGCCAACAATAGTGTGAGAAATGGGATCAACAGAAAAACAGGCGAACTTAGCTCGATTCGCTGTCTCATCGTTGACGATTGCGTGATCCTCTCCCATCGTGCAAATATATCGGAGCTGAGTTGACCCAGTTCCATCCTTATCCACCCAGATGTACCATTCTCCATACATCACTCCATCGCCAATACGAGTCGACATTCCACGACCCTCATTGCGGAGTTGGGCCTCCATTGTAAAATTATGAATATCTTGCGTTTGAATATAATTGGCGCATAAGTCGCGGTCATAACCCATTGACACCAATTCGTCGATGTAGACAATACGCTCGTGCCCGATAATGCGGGAACGAGAGAAACTTCGCGCGTATCGATCAAGGCGCATCTCCTCTGGAGGAACCCCGGCGACCTTAATTACCGGTTTGCTGATCTGATACTCGATAACCACTTCAGGAAAGAGACCAGTCTGCTGATCCACCGGGGCTGCTTGAACCACCCTCGACCCTTGCGACTCTTGCAGGAGAAGTTGGATCTGCATTTGGTTGCAGTTGACGAATGTCTTATAAGCTGTCTGAACATTGTCGTCGGTCCACCATTTCACGAAGCCTGTCTTAACCGTCATCGCGTCTTTGAAGGCACCGTATAGAATAAGAAAGCCTGGATTATCCTGCCAGAACGTATAATTTACGTAGTTTGTCGCCTGTTCGGCGGTCGCAATCTCCTGCTGCGTTCTCGGAACAATCGTTATAACATTCTCCGACGCAGCGAATATGCGAACAAGAGAGGGCAGCATCTGGAGAACGGCGTCGCGAACATCGGTGGACACAAAAGTCGATTTGTTCAGCGACTTTGTGTCATATTCGCCGCCAAGAATATCGCCGAATGTAAGGCTGGGGTCCGTAAGGACGCTGGAAGTCTCCTCAGGAGGCTGCCCCCCCATGCTCGGAAGCATTCCGTAATAAAACTTCTGCGCCTCGTCGCGATATTTGGCGAGCACAGAGTTCTCGTAATCCCTGCAATCGTTGATGAGGGAATCGATGAATTGCGCATACGACTCCGGATCAGCGGGATCATATTGTGTGGCGGTTCCGGAGTCCTTAAAAGAATAGAAGAGGCGCTCCATGCCCCCGCCAGCTTGCTGCGTGTAAGACATTTAGTAACCCCATAACGAAGGATCAACGCCGCTGCTCGGTCTATTGGGACCCGTCTGCTGGCCGCTCCCCATCACCTTCTGCTGATACAGCCCCATGTTCCACGGGGCGACCCCGGAAGTATCCGTGGAACCATCGAAGGTATTGTTGGGGAGGTTCTGGAACATTTTGCCCACGTCGAATCCACCCGAGAGAGCGCCTGCGGGCGGCGTTGCGGACGGATGCCCCGTCGGGGTTTGTTGCGGACTGCCTCCGAACATGCTGCCGAGGTTGGCAGCTGTGTAAATGGGAGCGCGACCGCCCACCGAATTAGGGGTTTGATATTGGACGGTGCCGAAGTTGGGGTTCATCGGCGGGTTATTCGCGGTGCGGTTCGCGCCCTGTGGGGCGGGAATACCCGGAGAGGGTGCCCCGCCAACATTGGAAGGGTTGGGAACAGGCGGAGCATATGGATGGCGAACCCCACCGACCGGAATGGGGATATTCCCCAATGACCCTGGAGCCATTCCGGTGTTCATGTTCATCGCCGAATCAGCTGCGCGGGGGTCTCCTCCAGGCGGAGCGTAACCACCAGATCTTGGAATAATCGGTCCAGTTGGCGTCCCGCCCGCGTGCGCCTGCATTACGTTGGGAAAAGCAGACATATCGGTGGCATTGCCGGGGTAAGTCTGCGCCAACAGCGCGTCGAGCCAAGCGGGGTTCTTCTGCGAGGTAGCCATTATCCTCTCCAGGTTATAGCCTTCACCGCCCACATCTGTGCAGTCTGCGCCTCGGTGATCGCGACGCTATAAAGACGCTTGTGTTCGCCGTCCGAAGTACTGGAGCGGGCGTCGTTGAGAGCATCAATAATCTCGGCGAATAATCGCTTACAGTCGTGAACATCGTCGCTGCCCGACGGGTTGAACGACAAGCCAACTGCGGATTCCCCATAACTCATTGCGCGATCTCCTTAAACTATTCCCCTTATCCTTCGCCTAAGAGGGCCTTGATGTCTAGCGGAACCGGCATATCCGGCAACCAAGTGGAAGCTGGTGGCGAGCGTTCGAAAAGCGTCAGCCGGATGAGACGCCCAATCATGAACGGGGCGTCCGAGACGGCTACGCTTGTAGGCACGAAGGCCAGACATTCCTTTCTCGGTGGTGTCCTTGTTGAACCAGGACATTCCCAGAATTCCCCGAACTGCAGCGATCCCGTCCTCGGGAGATGCAAGCGGAGCTGTAATAACTGGCTCGTCAAGAAGCTCACTAAGAACTTGTCGTCTTGATTGGCCCGTTGCAAGCTCACGCGCTTCAACGTCATGAGGTAGACAATGCGCCTTATATTGGAATCGAATCGACCCCGACGAGCCAACTTTTTTAGAGTTGATAACTCCAGCGTAATGTGATAGAGGCTGCCCGTAGCTCTGATAGTAATCAATGACGTGGATTTCTCTCCCGCAAATTTGGTAAAACCAGATGCACATGGCGTCGTGAATGCCCAAGTCCCACGCAGTAATCACCGGCGCATTGAGGTCCCAAGAAACGCGATCAATTCGGCCCTCCGCCATCATCAAGTTCAGTGTGTCTGCATAATAAGACCCTTCGATCGGTGCCTCAAAGCTGCAAAGCATCTCGCGAGCGTATTCCTCGGGAGACATGTCGATCTGCATCTGTTGCACTTCAGAAGGGGAAAGTGCATCGGTGCTTGTCACCGGAATGATGTGGATGTCCCAATCTGGATTGTCTTGGTTTTTCTTGAGGAGTGCGTGAAAGTGATCGTCCCCGTTGGACGTCCCCGATATAATGCCGAATCCACGATAATCAGCCAGACATGGCCGCACGACGCTAGAAAACACAGCAGGATTAAGCAGAGGGTATTCATCGAGTACAATCCCGTCGAAGTAAACGCCGCGCATCCTTTCATAAGCAGCCGAGCCGCCATATAACCGAATTGAGGCCCCATTCGGGAGCACCGTCATCAAGTCCCCCTCATAGAACCTGACATTAGGGATGGGTTCAGCGTAATGCTTGGCATACCCCCAGACGAGATCCTTTGTCTGATCAAATGATGGGCCGACATAAGCATAACGCGGAGGCGGATCTTTTCGTCTGAGCTTGAGGCTCGCCCGTAACAGGTGGTTATATTCTGCAACAGTTTTTCCAGCGCGTCGGTGGGCGCATACGAATTGAAACCTCTTAATGGAGGCGTGTAGGGGCCTAAAGTGGACTCGCGGGACATACGGAATATTTACCCTACGGGGTTCCGCACGATCGATAGGATCAGGTATATCCGGTAGTTCGCCGTCCATTATCGGCCGCGCAATACGTCATGCCGCGCGGGGACGCAGGTGCAATGCGCCAATCCTGCGAATCCCGAATCAAGCTGGCTCCCAATTATGCCCTGTTGCAGCTGGTTATAATACTGCTGGGCTTGCGCCTGATACTGCTGCGCTTGAGCCTGCTGAGCCAACGCATGTTGGTGATATTGGTGGGAGTGGTCGTAATACCCTCCCAGCTGGGACAGCCCCTGTGCTTGCGACTCAGCAGCGAATTGGCTGTAATGTTGTGTGCGCAGTGTTTCCAGCCGCCCGTTCTGAACCACCAGTTCCTGCACTTGCGCGCGCAAGGCCGCGCATTCCAGCGTCGATTCCGCCAGCGCCAATCCAAGCTGCGAATTGGTGCGGGTGAGATCCGCTATCTTTATGTCTGCTTCTTCGAGTTCCCGCGCCGAATTGAGAACGTCCGCGTCATGCTTCATTTTTCTCTCCCTCGATAATAACCCCGTCGTCGTTCTCGGGCGTCTGAATGGCGGTTCCATCTGCCCATTGGATCAATATGTTCCCGCCCTCGCTGTTAATATTTATCTGCTTGCCGGGGCCTTGGCCGTATCCGCGCCCCCTGCCCAAGCTGGAGAGCACGTATTTAGACATGCTATCGCGACGGGCGGCGTCTTTGTCATCCCACAACGCGTCCTTGACGTTCTCCTCGGCTTTGTCAGCCAATTGCTCCCGAGCTTCGTTTTGTTCGGCGAGCAGGCGCGGCGACGAATTGATAAAACGCCGGAGGCGGGACGCCAAGACCTTGAGCCGAATTGCGGCCTTTGGAATACTACCGGACTCCAACCAAAGGGCGGTCCTCACTTCTTCCACATTAAGGGGGAGCGAATCTGGACGTTCATCCCAAGGCTGAGTTGGTATGGGTTGCAGGTCTTGGGGAAATTCCACCAAGGGCCACCTAAATGTTAGTGTACTTAATTTTAGCATGCCCGCGCGGGCGTGTCAAGTCTCCGTGGGTGTTCCGAGAACCCATTTTGGCCACCTATGCTTATGGATTCTAGGTTTCTTAGGCCCGTAGTGTTCTAACTCGTGACAAGAAGGACACAAAAACATCACATCGCTTTTCGAATCAGGCTGATCGTACGACAAATGATGAGTCTCTACAGGGCCTATATTATTGCATCTATCACATGAATCTGGGACTTTGATCCATCCTTTCTTGATCCATCTTCTAGTCATTTGACGAACGGACTGCATCTTTCTAAAATTTGAATTATTGTGTCTCTGATCATTCCACCACTTTCGCTTCCATTCAGGGTCATGTCTGCGCGCCATAGATAATTATACCACGCCCGCAGGTTATTGTCAACCCACGTTTCACATATAGCAGTATGTTCGTAGATTCACCGAGCACGGGGCGGGTCCCGCGCGCCTTTCACCGCCACAACCCGGAATTGAGGGGGGTTTTGAAACAACTTCATACCACTTCAAGTTGCAGGGGTTCTTCTTGTTGGTGGATGTTATAACATTCCGCTTGCGCCATGCGTGGAGCGCAGATCGACCATGCGTTGGCAACACTTGACAGCCGCCTCGGAGCGTGGTAGAGTGCGGGCAGATCGGAGCGCAGGGCGGATTGGCTGCCCTGGCCCGGTCTGGAGAACCACCATGACAAAGCGCACACACAAAGGCGGACGCGTGCTCGAAATCGAGGCCGAAGCGCCCGCAACCGCACCCACAACCACGCAACCCGCGCTGCAACCCGAGCCGCAACCAGCGGCCGTTGACGACGTGTACGGCGAATACCCGGCCGAAACGCCCAAGGCACTCGCCCCCAAGACAGTGGTGAAGACGGCGTACAAGCACCGCTATCAGGACCGCGCAAAGGCGCGCGGGCTCACGGATAAGGCCAGCCGCCGTGGCAACGGCGATTGGCTGCAGAGGGAGCTGCAGGCGGAGTGCAACGACGCCAAGGGAAACTTTGACCTCGGGCGCTTCGAGCGCATCCTCGACGCGAACGGCGTCGATTACAGCCGCTGGAACCGCACCAGCAATGGCTGGCAAGGGCGGGTGCGAATGAGCGGTTCGCTGGTCCTGCGCGGCGTGGTCGGGAAATCGGGCGTGTTCCGCACCCCAGACGGCGAGCAGAACCTGGTGGAACTCGCGGCGCAAGGCGACCACGACGCCGCCGAATTCCTAAGCAAGTGGGCGAACTAGCCCAAGCGGCGGCTTGGGGGGTGGCGTTCGCCGCCCTCCTCGCAGCCCTAATTGGAGAATGGGTATGATGTATTCACTATTTTGGATAGGAATGGTTTGTTTAGCCATCCACGCTGCTTATGTATTCCTAGTTGTGATCTAGCCGCGACGCCCGGAACGCGAGTTCCGGGCGTAAACGTATGTGCGCGGCGGTGTTCCGCTTGCGCTTATCCTTATGCTTCCGCCTGCGCCTCTGTGTACGCGGCGAATTCCGCTTCTTGGAACTCGTCGAATTAGGGGACTTAGAAGCGGAATCGGAACGTACACAGGCAAGCGGAACACCGGAACCCAACTTACGGTACACAGCATACTGCGCCTCCGTGCTGGGTATGGGATTCTCTAGCCACCTGCGCATCGTCGGTTCGTCGCCCCCGTTTTCGCCGTACCCCGGTGTACGCCGCCCAAGGCCCTTAGGGCTATTGCATTGCACTTTTAAAACCGATCCCGCATAACGACCTATACTTCTTTAAAAAGAAAATAGTACACACAGTACAGAAAGAAGTACCGTAAGTCGCTTACGGTGTCCGTTGGGAAATGGGGATTGACGCCGGACCCCCGTCCGTGGTATAATTGGCCCGTGCCGCAATCAGGCGGCGGAGACGCGTAACATGGAAGGGCCACGATGATGAAGTTCTTTGTATGGGACGAGGGCACCGAATTGGAAGCCCGCGACCCCGCAGAAGTGATGCTCCGCAACGCGGAGAATGGGGCGACGACAGATTCGTTCTATACCGAGCAGGGATTCGTTGACGCGGAGGAGGGCATCGTCCCCGTAAATCCACAATGGGCCGTCGAAATCCGCGACTTCGGCCGCATGATTGGCCTTGAGACATGGGCCGAAACTCAGGAAGAGGCCCACCGGCGCTTCATGTTACACAAGGTCTACCGCGACTACATGGAAGGATGATAAAATGAGCAGAATCAGCCCGCACCCGTTATTCGACATTTGGACTGCAGACGAGGCCGCTGAATGCCTTGATGGCCTGCCGAATTCGGTTCAAGAATACCTGTGGAACCACATCGTGCCGTTGATGCCATCACTTTACCTCCCCGATGGCGAAGCGCGTTACGAAGAGCCCGTCCACGGTCTCAATTCGCTGCGGAAATTCTGGTCGCGGCTCCCCAAGGAATACCAGCGGCAACTCAACGCGGCGGCCATTCGTAACGACGAACACATTGCTAGCCTAAAGGGCTCTTGACAGGTGCTGCGCCCTGTGTTATCATGGGGCGCACCCCTCAAGGAGTCTGCAATGACGTCATTCGAGACGAAATGCGCTTGTTACGTAATTCATCACGTTCATCACATTGGGTGGCGCGCTCTGGCTAAACCATTGGGCGTCGACCCTATCTTAGTTGCGTCTTGGTTGAAGCCATCCAAAAAAGGCAACGAGATTCATGGCGAAGTCAGCAAAATGGGCACGATCAAATTCTATGAGAAGTATGTAGAAGGAGCCAACAATGACTGATGCTTACCTCAACAGCCGCAGGATTTCTAACCCATTCGCGTCGAAGCTCACGTTCACATTCCGCTGCGCCATCTTTGCTGATCACGTTCATCGCGGCACAAGCTATCCTATCCTCGCCAAGGCATTCGCTGTGAACGAACAGACCGTATCCAAAATCTGCCGGTCGAAGAACTCGCGTCTTTATCATTCTGTATTCGCTGAGTTTCAACGCCTAGGAATCGAGCAAATGTGGAGGCAACACGTGGAGGAGGGCGGCGTTCTGCCTCGTATTGATGATGCTGCTTGGCAGCGCAAAGTAGGCACGAATGCGCCTCTTAACTCATACGTTGACTCCGGCCCGGGCCGTTATTGGGTCAAGGACTCCCGTGGCGGAACAATGGAAATTAGGATAAAAGCATACGACGAAATCAAGGACGAAATCAAGGGGGAATTCGGCGCAGAGATGAAACGGGGGTTCTGGGTATTTCATCCTCAATTCGGCTGGACCGTGTTTATAGGCCAGCCATTCGATAGCGTCGCTGAAGCGCTTCGCTATTTTGCTGAATTCCCGCCGATGGCCTGAAATGAATCTTGACAGCGCCCGCGCGACGTGTTAAGATGGCGGGTTCACATAGGAGCGTAACATGCCACGATCTTACTACGACGACAACTTCGGCCATTATGACATCGAGGATGAAAGCGATGTCGAGTTCTATCAGGACGTGCAACGTCGCAGCGTTCTCAAGAAATGCGAGGGATGCGGGAACAAGGTGAGATTGCTTCCAGACTACGGCTACTGCAACAGCTGCGCCGAAAAGCGGGAGCGCGGTCAAGATTTGGAATATTGAGATGGCTAAAGGTGACGAATACGCCGTCCACTACAAAGGCAAGAAACTGCTGGACGACTTCCGAGGCGATCGCATAACGGGCGACGAATACGTAGTGACCAAATTCGGCAAGATGGGCGACGAGGATGTTTACTTCGTTACCCAGTCCACATTCGGCGACGAGTGCACTTGCAAAGCAAGCAATCGGCACTCTTGCCGTCACAGGCAGATGGTGTACATCTTCAGATCGGCCAAACGGCTCAACACCAACTGGCGTTACAATTTCGACGAGAAAATAGAGGCGCGCAAATGGCGGAGTATCGAATCATGAACACAAAAGAATTCAGCGTAACCCAATTCTTTAAAACTGGCGGGTACGAGAAAGTGCGTCAATTCGTCTCAGCAGAAGAGGCGGCTGCTGCGTTCTGGCATTACACCAACAATGTGGCGACCAAGATCGGGCTGGTGGTTCGCGTAATCGTAACTGATGGCGGTGATTGCATCAACATGGAGTGGGAGCGGGGCAAGGGCATAACCTACCCGCCACCCGAGGAAGACCCCGAATTGACAAACACCATCAAGGACTACCACACCGGAACTGAAGGCGAGTAGAAAAACATATTGACACGAACCCACCGACGTGCTAGAATTAACACGTTCAACCAACGAGGCACCCAATGGCAGCCAACAGTAGGATTCACCACACTCACGTAAAGCAGGCCCAGCAATTGGGCGTTGTTCTGGAACCAGCCGAAATCGGCGTGAAGGCGATATGGTCGGAACACAACCGTTCCATCACAGGCCCCGACGCAAAGGAGGCGCTGGCTCGCATCAAGGCAGTTCAAGCCGAGTACCGCAAGAATGAAGTCCACCCTCAATTCGCCGAGGCAGTGGCTAAGTTGAATCCCGAGCCGCTATTCGCTGAGGACCCGCCCCCGACAGTGAACAACATCCCCACAAATGGGCGTGCTGCTCACCGCGCAGGGTTTCACATAAACGATAATCCGTTCCCAGCAGAGGGCGATGAATGGGCTCGATGGGACGAGCAGTGGGAAGCGAGCGCCGAGGACGCAATGGGCGAGCCCGCACCAGTTGAGGAGGAGGAGGAGGAGGAAAAGAAGCCCGCCAGCGTCGTCAAGACCAAGTATCGTGCAATCTACGCCGAATTGGGACACCCAACCACCTGCGGCGATGAACTGGCGAATAAACTCGACAACCTCGTCAAGAACGCCAAGGGCACGAACATGGAGTACTTCGACCTCATCATGGAGGCGAACGGCGTCGATATGTCAAAGTACAGCCGAACCACGCCGGGGTGGCAAGGCCGATACCGAATGACGGGCCGCAATATGCTCGCCAAGCGGGTCCACGCCAACGGCGGCATATTTGTGATGCCCGCAGCTTGGGGCGTCGAAGATATGCGAATGAGCGCCGATTGGATGAGTTCTCAGCGCTTCCAGAAGTAACGGTGCAACTGAATATTGACAGCGTGCACGGTCCGTGTTTTAATGGGCCGTGCATCCGCACCGGAGAACCACTATGGCTCACATGTCAGAGAAGGAATGGCAGGGATTCGCTGCCAGCAAGAATCTCGATCCCGCAACAGGCGGCGTCAAGCCTGAACCCACCGAATTAGTTGGGATGGATGATCGGGACTTCCGCCAGATTATGGCGGCGCTCTCGCGAATACGCGCTCAAAGCGAGCGTACCCAAATCTTCATTGTTATCGGGATCGCGATATTGATCCTGCTTCACTTCGTCTAGGAGAACCGCATGCCTGAATTAAGCAAAGACGCGACCGATAATCTAGAGAAGATTGTCGACCATTACGGCATCGAAAATATCGTGCGAGCGCTGTCTTACATCTGCAGCGAAAAATCAACGCACATCGCTGAAACTTGGCAAGACACCGCGCTGGCCAAAGATTGGATGAATTGCTCTGTCGCGCTCGATGGCGTAGTCAAAAAGCTGGAGGGCAAGTAATGGACGCGCACGAATTCATCAACCGCATCCGAAGTTTGTACAACATAGATCACTACAAGCTCCCGGAGTTGAATGATGAGCAATGGATAGAATTTCAAAATGATCCACCAAGATATTTAATAAGGACCGATAAAATTCAAGCCGAGGCTATCCTCCGAGAAGTGGAGAAACGGCAGCTAAAAGGATCACTGTGATGGCTGGGTTCACCTACAAGTCCTACAACTTCATAGACAAAGACCCCTTAATAGACGAAATCCGCACGGTATTCGACGAGGCTCAAGTCACCTATAAGTGGGTCGAGGATGAGAGCGGCGTCACCGCGAAAACTCTCTCTAAGTGGTTCGACGGCAAGACTAAGCGCCCGCAAGCCGCAACAATCAACGCGGTTCTGCGGGCGCTCGGCTACAAGCTTGGGGTGGTCCCGCATTCGGTGCCGGTGCGATTCCGGCCCACGGCTGAGCAGCCGCCGCATTCAGTGAGGCACGTAGTGCAAATGGCAAAGTACAAGAGAGGCAAACATGGTTAAGTACGGGATCAAGATACTCATCGGTTCTGAGGAGTTCTTCAAACTGGTGGCTCCCCACCTGCCGTTCGAAATCACCGGGGTCGAAGAGATGGTGGACTTACCGGCCCCAAAGCCGCCGCCAGCCGTTGCTACTCCTCATCAGCAGATCAGGGCGAAGTACGCAGCGAGACAAGCCTCTTTGGAGCAGCCAAAACAGCCAAAGCAGCGGAAATCCGGATTCAACCCCAATCGGGGCATGAACGCTGTAATTATCGCTGCCCTCCGCAAAGGACCGCACACAACCAACGAATTAAGGAAAGTACTGGTTGCGGCGGGCTACAAGGACGCCTCGCTTACTTCGCAGATGGAGAAGCTGGCCCGATTTAGAAGAGCCGTCAGGACCGGCAAGGGAATATGGGAGTCAACAGATGTTCCGAACACCGAAGAAGCCCACGGAATCACGGACGGAATTGATCGCATCGATTCTGCAGACGTCGGCAACATTGAAGTGGACTGACGTTGAGCTACTTAATTTTTTGCTGGCTTATTTCACCAACGTCGATTTGCTACTAATTCGGGATTCGATGATGGAGTTTTCGAATCCAAGAAAGGGAACTTGACACCAGCAGCGTACGTTGCTAATCCACAGCAACGTACGCTTATTTTAGTGAGCCGTGTCTGCTCGAAAATAGGCTTTTTGGGGGCTGTAAGGAGACTTGTTGACTTCCTTTATAAGGTAGTCCATCTTGGTGATTTCAGATCGCAGATGTTTAATAGTTCCCTGCCGGTGCTGCAAGGCAGACCGCAGACCGTTTTCGTCTTTGATGCAAGCTGTCAATTCTTGTTTCGCCTGCTCGCACCGCATCACCATCGCATTGAACTCAGCAGTGGATACAAGACTAGTTGTGGAGAACTCCTTGACGACTTGCAACAAATCGTCGATAGGAGGTACTTTTACTGATTCTAGTGCCATTTTAGCCCTCTTATGCTGCGGGATACCAAGAACGTGACGCACGTCACTACACACGGAATATCAGCTCTCTTCCCTTGCTCCCGGACAGTCGCTCCGCAGAAGCCATTGGCGGGCTTTCGCCAACCTTTTACCAACGGGGCGCGAAGTCTCTGATGGGTATATCCTGCATCTGGCCAGACTGCAATCAACGGTACTTAGCCTTTATTCCATGGCTCGGTTGCGCCGGGACCCCCGGCGCGTACTGATCTTAGCACGCCCTGGGCCTTCCTGTCAAGTATTCTCTCCGCTTATCGCAACTGAAATTTTTGAGTAGTGTTCTCGAACCTAAGAAAGCAGACTTGACAGGCGCACACGGGCATGCTAAGATGGGCATACGCCGCGAGGCGTGCTCTATGTCCTTGGGAGCTTGAGGCGGGCTTGAGGGGCTAAAACCCGACGGGGTTCCCTTAGCCCGCCTCTACGAGGGCGGCCAAGGATTCCCATGACAGAACAGTTGAGCCTGTTATCGCCCGACGATTGGGTGGGGATAAACGAGCAAAGGGCTATTACGACTCTCGTTAACCGCGATATTGTAAAGGTGGGGGCGGTTTACCTCCGCCCAACTTCGAAGGTTCCCGTCAACGACAATTGGTCTGCAAGTAAGTACCTCGACACCGACTTGCGGGATTGGATTGACAATGAACTCTACCGGTTCTCCAACGTCGGGTTCAACCTGCAGCAGGGTTGGGTTGACATTGACGTTGACGGCGACGACACCGAATACAACAAGTGCATACATTTGGCCATGCAACACGTAGGCGTAGATTGCCGCCTCGCGTTTGGCCGTAAGAGCGCCGGTGTGCCCCGTCACTTTCTGGTGCAGCTGTCGGAAGAAGAATCGAGATCGTTTGATGAGTTTAAGCAGTTCGAGCCCAAGGCCATCCGTATTCGGAACCAGCGGTTCTACACTGACATTCGCTCCGGCACAGAATCGTCCGATGACGCAAAACAGACCGTAGTTCCTGGTTCACTCTATGGAGATAGAGATGGAGTGGATGTTTCAGTCTGGTGGACCGATAGGGGACGAATCGCTAAGTCTCTCGGAGAACTTACTCAAACAAGCCCAAGAGCTACACCGTTTAATTGGCTTATTAGAGCAATTGCTTTCGGAACCATCCTCTACCTCATCAAGCCACAGTGGGTTCCCGGCATCCGGCAAGACACAGCCCTCAAATTCAACGGATGGTTAGCCCGCATCGTTGATGAAAGCTTCGCGATCAACAACAGTGAGCAGCTGTCTCAGGAAGTTCACTGCCCCATTGATCATGATGATATTGCTCAGTCCCTCCTCGACTTCATTTGTCGCGAGACTAGCGACGACGAAGCCTACATGCGCAAGCGCACCTACAAGGATGCGCGCGACAAACTGAGCCGAAATCCCGATGCCCGCATTCCGGGCTGGCCGTCAATGAAAGCTCTATTCGGTGAGGAGATTGTGGCCGCGCTGCGGGCCATCTGCGCCCCCGGAACTGATACGAACGTATTGATGCAACTGGTTGAGCAATATGTCTATGACGATTCCAACGGGCTTTATATTGATAGATACCGCCATAAGCGAGGAGATTGGCCTTATGCCCACTCCGCAGAGGATTTGTATCGCCGCCATAAGTCGGACGTAATTATGTTAGGAGGCAAGCCTAAGGAAGCTTTCAAATCGTTTGAAATGAGCAAGATGCGCGTTCGAGTTGGCAGCGCCGATCTTTATCCGCAACAGGAACCCCTCAGCATATTCCGTGTAACTCGATCCGGCAAATTCGTCGGGGAGGATTATGAGGGGGAAGCTCGCTTGATTTACAATCATTGGACTGATTGGGACCACAAGCCGCCGACCACGGTAAATATACCGAAGCTTAAGCAATGTGAGGAGAAGCTTGATAAAGTTCTGGCGTGGCTCACATGCAACAATCGCGAGCAGGCTCAGTGGATCAAAGAGTGGTTCGGATGGACAATCCAACACCCAGGCGAGAAACAACAGATCGCTTGGGTAGTTGTGGGCGGACAGGGCGTCGGTAAATCATTCATCGGCACTGCTTTCGCCAAGTCTCTGTTTGGACGATCTTACGGGATGGTCAACGGTAAGCAAATTGGTGAGAGATTTAGTGTATCGCCATTCATGGGCAAGATGTTTGTGTTCGCTGATGAAGTTAAGTTTAAAAGCCACAACGCCATCGACGAATTAAAGCTGCTCATTCGAAACGTCCAGACCCACGGCGAGCAAAAGGGACTGGATTCGCGCGACTACAACATCTACGCGCGGCTCATGTTTGCCAGCAACAACATGGACGTTCGCATCAGTGAATCGAACACGGTGGATCGAGCGCTATTCTTCACCAAAGCTTACACCCCCGAATTTATGGGGACGAGCCAGCAGGAATTTAACAGATGGACGCTCACCCACAAGACGTTCTTCGACGAATTCGCTGACTTCCTTACCGAGGATTCGACGCGGGAGCATTACCAGCAGATATTCCAGCATATCCCCGTAAACCGACATAATCTTGAAAGTCTGAGGCTATCGTCTTCAAGCGATCCAGATATCGTAGCCAGCAACATGAGCAACCCCCGCAAGGTAGCTAAGTTTATTGTCGAGAACGGGGCGATATTGGAAGATTTAGACATCTCCACGCCATTTGTTGATGTAGACTTCATGCGATCCGTTAGCGAGTTGATTAAGACGCTTAACATCAATACTAATCCTAGGTCCGTTCTCACCGAATTTGACACTTTAGGCATGTTGGAATTGGTCACTATAAAGGGCAAGGGGATACAGAGGAGATTCAAGTGGCATATCGGCACTCTTACCGAGAAATTCGGCGAGGCAATCGGAGTCGACATTGCCCCAAGGTTCGAGTTTGGCCCCGGTGATTTTGGGCCTAATACCCACGATGGGACGAAGGTTGCTAAGTGGAAGGGATCGAGCAGGTTCGGATCGAAGTTCTGAATGCTCGTGTATCGAGCACGGCGGAAGGGGTACTTGACAGCAACCTCACCGTGTGGTAGGATGGTCCCGACGCTAGTCAACCAAAGGAGTGAGCGTTATGAGTGAAGCCAACCAGACTGAAGCAACCGAGACCGAAACCGAGCCCAAGACGTCGAAGTCGATCGTTCCGTCCAAGTACGCTGGCAAGTATGCCAACGGCGGCAACGACGATCTTGCGAAGTTCATCAACGAGCAGTGCAAGGGAAAGGAGGGATTTGACTACGCCAAGTTCTTCACGCTGTGCCGTGAAAACGGCCTCCCCGAGGAGAAAGTGGCGCTGT